CTCGGGCCTCGTGGCCAAGACTTCGTCGTTCAGCGGCAAGATCGGCGCGGCCATCGCTCTGGCCAACGCGATCCCGGGCCACCTCCAGCAGGCCGGCGGCACGACGATCCTCATGCAGGTCAGCCGCAGCCTCAACAACGAGGACTTCGAGAAGATCGACCTGACCGCCACCCACTACCCCTTCGTCGCCAGCGGCGGCGGGGCCTGAACAACCTTCTAACATTCCGATCCCGAGATGAACGCCGTATCCCACCTGTCGTCCACCGCCACCAGCAACACCTGCCTCGCCGCTGCCCTGACGGCCGTGGGCATCGCACTGGCCGAGAAGCCGTTCGTCCGCGTCGTCGGCGACGGCATCCGCGGCGAGCGCACCGTTTGGTTCTTCGACCCGCAGAGCCCGTGCGGCAAGTTCCAGACCAAGGAACTGATCGCCGCGTGGCACGACGACGCCTGGCACCTCGCCCATCCCGAGCACCCATTCGCCTACATCAAGTGCGCCCTGCTCAACCGCGAGCGGCTGGTCGACAAGGTGAAGCGCGACGTGCCGCTGGCCTGCGTGAAGCGCCGGGGCAAGATCGCATTCATCCCGCTGGATGCGTCACCCGCCACCGAAGACCTGTTCCTCCGCCACCTCTGAAGATCCCATGGACGACACCGACCGCCAGAAGCTCCTTTCCTCCGCATTCCACGATGTGGAAACCATCGTCGCCGGCCATGCGATGCGCCCGCTTTCGCTGGCCAGCTACGACGTGCTGCTCCGCACCGGCAACCCGCTGGTAAAAGGGGAGATGCCCAAGGACGGCACGCCCGAGTTCACGTCCTCGATCATGGGCTTCGTTTATGCCCACTGCGCCCCATGGCCCGAGGTGGTGCGCGCCTCATTCAACGACCAGGGATTCCGGGAAGCCGCCCTGATCTTCTGCGGCGGGCTGACTCCGGAGGATTTCCAGACCGCCTTCCAGCGCCTGGAGGCACAGAGCCGGGAACTGGAGGCGGCCCAGGTCGATCCCGTGTCGGGACTGGCAGGAAAAAAGCCCCTGCCTGCGACGAGCCTGGCTTCGTAGCCGCCCAGGTCTTCGCCGTCGCCGCCGAAACCGGCTGGCCCGAGGAGCGGATCCTATTCATGCCGCTGGCGCGACTCGCTCAGTATCAGTACTGCCTGTTGCGGCGGAATGGGGTGCGGGCGAGTTGGAGTAAGACCAAGACCGGGATGCCTTCCCTTCGGGAGCAGTTGGAGGCCCTGCGGAAAGGCTGGCGCCCCCCCCGCCAACCATGACTCGGAGTGAATTCATCCTTGCAGAACCACGTCTCCTTTTGGTGTACTCCTATCACTTGCCATGCGACGGCAATACCGCAAAAGCCTATTTTCAGAATGGGAACACGTGGCAAAGCGACAGCCTGCGCCGAATTTCACAGCAATTATTCATTACCGAAAAATCCAAATCACCTTGTCGAAGTTTTTTAGTCACGTAAACAATTTATTTACACCCAATGCGAAAAGTTGCTTCGCCAATTATCAACTACACACCAATAGCACCATAAGCAAAAATGCAGCCACCTCCATCAATCCCGCTCCAGCCCAACCCTGAATGGGTAACTGTTTATTGTCAAAGGTGCGCAAGCCAGATTACACTAAAGCGCCCAGATAACCTAGTCCGCGGGGAATGCTCGTCTTGCGGCCATCATTTCGTATTAAATCCGGCTGATCTGCCACCGCCAATCCCAGATAACGCAACAAGCGGCGTTTCATTTAACCCTCCGAAACGATCAATAATTCCTTCGGCACCTCCTTGGTTGGCATATTTCGCAAGCCCTTACGGTAAAATTGGGCGATTTCATTTTTTAAACATAATTCTTTTGCAGACTGGTTTCGCGTTCGCCATTGGATTTATTTTACAAGCAGGCGACAAAGGGCAGGGCGTCGGCGATCTGGGCATCATCATTTCGATACCTTTATTTATAGCATTAGTCTGGATCGCGATCAGCGCAAAAATGCGGAGATTTAGAGACATTGGAATATCCCCTTGGTGGCTCGTTCCTTGCATCTTGGGGCTAATTGTTGTCGGCTTGGTTCCGGTCGCAGGATCACTCGTCCATCTATCCTTCATTCTCATACTCCTAGGCCAACCCGGCCGAAATCACCACAAATAATTCATTACTAAAATTATAATTGGGAGATTTTATTTGAGTAATAATTAAAAACAATTATATAGCTAAAACAACGAACATAAAGGATCGCGCATCAAAACCTTTCTGAGGTTCTTAATAATCAAAAATTCCAACGCTACTGGCGGTCAGTTGACTCCACTCTAGGCGCATGAGCACCCTGACCGTCACCCTTGGAGCCGACATCACCGCCCTGAAGCGGGCGATGGCCGGTGCCACCGAACTGGTCGGCGCGTCGGCCCGACGCATGGGGAGACTCACGGGCGCGGGACTGGCCGGCCTTGGCAGGGGCGGTGCCACCGCCTTGCAGAAGGGCTTCAGCGTCGCCGGGACCGCGTTCAAGGCATCCATCGGCGCGGCGATGGCCGGCGGGGCTGCTGCTGTTGGAGTCGGCATGAAAGCAGTCACGGCCGCCGCCGACTTCGAGCAGACCAAGGTCGCCTTCACGACCCTGATCGGCGACGCGGCCAAGGCAGAGCAAACCCTCGGCAAACTCCGCGAACTCGGAGCCAAGACACCCTTCGAGTTCCCCGAACTGGCGGATGCCGGTCGCAAGCTCATCGCCTTCGGTGAATCCGCCGACTCAGTGCCCGAAACCCTCCGCCGGATCGGCGACGTGTCCGCGGGCGTTCAGGCACCGGTCAACGAGATCGCCGAACTCTACGGCAAGGCGCGGGTCCAGGGGCGGCTCTTCGCCGAGGACATCAACCAGCTCACCGGCCGCGGCATCCCGATCATCCAGGAACTCGCCAAGCAATTCGGCGTGTCGGACTCGGAGGTGAAGAAGCTGGTCGAGTCCGGACAGGTCGGCTTCCCGGCCATCGAGCAGGCTTTCGCTTCGATGACCTCCGAGGGCGGGCGGTTTTCGGGCATGATGGACGCGCAGAGCAAGACGACTTCCGGCCTGTTCTCGACGCTCAAGGACACGATCAACGAAGTCTTCCTCACCCTCGGCACCCCGATCAACGACGCCATCCGTCCGCTGGTCGAGCAGGCCATCGGACTGGTGCAGCAACTCACGCTGCTCGCCACTGAGGCGGGCAAGCAGATCAAGGACGCGATCCAGCTCGTGATCGCAGCCTTCAAGAGCGGGCAGTTGCTCGACCTCGTGGCATCGTCCCTCAAACTCGGCTTTGCCGTGGGCGTGAACGCCTTGGTCAACGGCTTCCGCGCCGCCATTGAGTTCTTCTGGAACCTGATCACCGACGGCTCAATGTGGAAGAGCCTTGGCACCACGCTGCTCGGACTGGTGGCCGGCTTCGGTGCCGCGCTACTCAACGCGTTCCAGACGCCCATCGTCTATCTGCAATCCGGCATGGAATGGGTGATCGCCCACCTGCTCAAGGGACTGCTCAAGATCCCGGGCATGAGCGACCTGCTCGGCTTCGAGGCCGGCGACGTGGAAACCAACTTTGGCAATATCCTCAAGGATCGGCGGGAATCCGGCGCGGAGCTGTTCGGCATGAATTTCAAGGAGATCGCCGAGGGTGCGCAGGGACTCATCGACCAGGGGGCACCGAAGCTCGGCGAACGGGTGGCGGAGGCGGCACGCAAGGCGGGCGAATCCACCGGCAGCGAACTCATCGACACCCGGGGCCTGCGGGACAACTTCGGCAAGGTGGCGAAATCGATCCGCGACACGATGCCCAAGCCCGAGGAGGCGGCCAAGACGGTGGCCGCTGCGGGCAATGTCACCGGCACTGCACCCGCGTCTGCCAAACCCGCCGCCTCCACCCTCGCTCCGATCGTGACCTCGCTCGGTAAAGTCGGCGGTGGCGGCTACTCGGCCGGGGCGCTGGACGCGCAGCGCGAGAACAACCGGCTCACAGGCGAAACCAACCGGCTTCTGCACGACCTCAACCGGCGGGTCGACAAGCTCGGCGGCGGCGGTCAGGCGGCCTTCGGTTGACGCCGCGCCCCGGCCAAGATGCCGAGACACGTTGCCATCCAGCCGGGACGCCTCTACCCGCAGCCGGGCTACTCCGTCCAGATCGACAAGGAGGGCAAGTGGACCGCGACCCAGATCTTCCTCTGCCACCGCAGCTCCGCCGTCGCCCTGATGCCGCGACCCGGCACGGTCCATCCGGAGATCAATTTCATCCAGGTCTCGCAGGTCACCGCCAGCTTCACCGAGGGCGACCTTGCGGAAATCGTCTGCCAATACGCCGGGGCGGAGGAGAAGGAAGAAGACGACGAGAAGAACAACGCCGTCTATTCGATGGGGCTGTCCCTCTCGGAAGAACCGCTGCTCAGCCACCCGCGCTACAAGGACATCGAGGACAAGGAACGCGAGGCGATCCAACTGATCCAGTCCGGCAAGGACAAGGACGACCAGGGCAACAAGCTCCGCGACAAGATCGAGAGCGACCCGGGCAAGGAAGTCCTCGCCAAGATCGAGCGAGGGCAGACGAGCTACTACAGCCCGCGGGTCACTTGGAAGGAGAGCTGGGTGCGCGACAAGCCGGCGAAGTCGTCGGATCTCAACGACATCGGGAACATCTCGGAGCCGTCCGGCGAAGTGCCGGAACTGGCCGGTGGCCGCAACTGGTTGCTCAACGGCGTCTCCCAGTCGCAGGAGGGCAAGTCCTACAGGATCGAGATGGAGTGGCTGGCCAGCGACCGGGGCGGCTGGGACGAGGACATTTACAAGGAGGGGGAGGAATGAACCGGCTGCCGCCTAAGAAGAAGCGCGGGGATCCGATCCTTGCCGAGGACTGGAACGCCCTGCTCGATGCCATCGCCTCGCGCACACCGCGACCGGGGACGGGGCTTGAACTCATCGCCTCGTCGGGCGGCTTCGCCTACTCCAAACAGGGTTCGGGTATTGCGCCGAACCAGAACCTGCCTCCCTTCGCGGTCATCGGCATCGAGAAGAAGGACGAGGCCTATCTTGTCACGATCAAGGAAGGTTGGGTGATCGAGCGCAAACCCAAGACCGACGACACGCCGGCGGTGAAGTTCCACATCCCGAAAGCCGGCGAAGAGACCCTCGACACCATCCCGCGCCCGCAGATCGCCATGGCATTCGGTGACACCCTCTGGTGCAAGATCGTCACGGACGAGATGGGTGAGATCAGCGAGGAGCCCGAAATTCTCGCCGCAGCCGAGGACCAGGATGGCAACCATTACTACCCCGAGGACCCGGAGGGATCGGGAAGCGACGGCGAGTATTTCGTGAAGCTCTTCAAGCTGGAGGACGACGGTGGCACGCCGAAGGTGAAGGTCTATCAGCAGAGCGACATCGAGCACTGGGCGCAGCTCTGGACCGGCGAGAACGTCGGAGGCGGTGCCAACGTGTTCAAGGACCACAAGGAGGACTCCAACATCTACCGCTTCCGAACCGTCCGCGGCGACTACGGCATCAGCGAGACCGAGGCCACCGACGAGGTGGAGCTCGACTTCCGGGCGGCCAACGTCGGAGCCGGCAAGCCGGTTTGGGTTCAACCGCTGGACGGCTCGGGGCAGCCCGACGAGGACCCTCCGGACGGACCTGCTGAGTTCCGCTCCATCGCCGAGCGGGTGACCCAGCCGCAAATCCGCGTGAAGTGCGAGCCGCCCAATCCGGGCGATCCCTTGCCCAAGGAAATCCGCATCGAGGGCAACGGCAAGGACGGGGCCATCCTGGTGGATGATGAAGGAACGGTGACCGATCTGGCCCGCTGGCAAGACGGCCTGGTGACCACTCCCGGCGATACCACGCTCAAGGTCGAAGAGTTCAAGGTGTGCGTGAACGGGTATCCCGAGACCCGGAAGTTTCTCACCATCGCGTGACATGGCCCACCTCATCGCTCCAATCATGGTGGGTGGCGTCGAAATGTGCTGCGACCCTGCTACCAGGCGCACCGACGCGGTCCTGATCGAGTCGGCCAGCGAGATTGGCCCCAGTGAATGGGAAATCTTCCGCTCCGCCGCCTACGGGGATTCCGAATCCAACCCGAGGGCTGATAGCGAGGAACCGGTTGGCGGCACCGTCGTCTTCGGGATCTGCTGCGGCACTCAGGTCGTGCTGGAGGTCTGGGGAGAGATCGAGATCCTCAACACCGGCTTCGATTGGCTGGAGGTCCGGCTGAACGGGGTGCGGCAATTCTATCACGAGAGCAGCGAGGTCAGCGGTGCCGATCCGTGGGGCAAGGTGGCGGTTGGCCCCTTCAACGTGACGATCAACCTCGATGAGCGCCCCTGCGGCCACATCATCGAGATCGAGGGATCCACGAAGGATGAGATCGCCAACAATGACGTTTGGTGGCGGGCGAAGGTCGTGTCGATCGGTTGACAGCGGCCCACCGGCGTGAGGCTCTACGTCGACCTGGAAACGCTGGAATTGATCGAGGGGCCGGGATTTCGCAACCCGGTCACTTCGCTGCGCTTCAAGCGCGGGGACGCCGCGAAACTGGAGGTGAGTTTCCTCTCAAACGGCACCACCGCCTCCGAGATCGGCAACCCGCTCAGCCTGGAACTTCAGTTCGGACTCAAGCCGCGCGGGCGCTACGACGTCGGCTACCTCGTCCACGATTCGAACTGGGTGCTCCCGGCAAGCGGCGCGACCAGCCCCGTTTACTCCTGCTCGCCGAGCTTCAACACGGTCGAGCTCGATTCGGCAATGCAGGTCGGTTCTTCCACCGGCACCGAGCTTTCCGAGATCGGGCTCATGGGCGAGATCACCTGGCGCGAGGGCAGCGGCCAGCCGACCTCGACGCGGACATTCACCGTCATCGTCGAGAACGACGTGAACCGCGGCACGGAAGGCGTGCCGACTGATGCGGAGCCCGCGTATCCGGCACCGCAGAACATCGCTTTCCATGCAGACGTAGCCGCTTCGATGGCGGCCCACTTGGCGGCAGTGGACCCGCACCCGAACTACCTGCGGCACGACATCCAGGAATCACTCAGTTCTCTTCATCGCACCCGGGTCCGCGCGGCCATCAACGCTCCAGAAGCTCCGCCCAGCCTAGTCATTCAGATGCAAAACATCGGCGGCACCTGGTATCCCGCGGTGCTGGATTTCGCCCCGTCGAACCATGACAGCGGTGCGATGATCGACGGCACTCCCGGATGGCGTGGACGGCTTGCCGCGGTCGATGGCCTGGCATGGCTCTGCACCAAGGACGACATGACCACCACCAACGACGGCTGAATCATACTTGTCAGCCAGGAAGAACCTCCGCCGCCGCCAACCGTCACCCCGGTCATCCTCGACAGCTACGAGACGTGGACCTCCTTCGGCTCTGTGGTGGCGGGCAAGAACTACCACGTCCGCTTCGACAACTTCGATTCGCTCCCGATGAGCGGCGACTATTTCGGGATCGCATACGTCAATTCCGGGTCCGGGGACTTTTCCAACGTGCAGCTCGTTGCCAGCAATTTCCTGTCTGCTTCCATCAACGAAACCGCTGACTTCTCGGCCGCCATCGTCGATAGCTCGGCCAGCTTTTCGGACATTTACGCCGAGTTCACCTTCACGGCGGACGCGAGCTTTGATTGGGCCGGCTACTCCTATTTCGGGATGTATGGCTCCGGCGAACAGATCGGCTTCACCGTCACCCTGACCGAACTCTAAGCCCGATTCCACCCATGACCGAACTGCAACAACCAGCCCAGCTACGTTCCGCCAAGATCGCATGGCGAATCCGGCTTGATGAGGCGGCACGGAAGCGTCTGGCCGACGGCATCGAGATCAACGGCATCACGCTGGCTGCAGGTGAAGCCGACCAGCAGGCGTTCACCCGTCTGCTCACCCTCCTGCGCGAAGCCCACGACCTGCAACCGGACAGCGCCGCAAAAACCACGTTCATGAACACCCCGCAGGTCATTACGGACATCCGGGGTGTGCCGCACACGCTGCCTGGAGTCAGGGCGCTCCGCCTGCTGCTCGTGGCCTACGGTGCAGCCATTCGCGAACATTGGACGACCCTCGCCACCCGCAAGGCGGCGATTCGCGCGGCAAGCACCCGCGAGGAACTCGACGCCGCCAGCAGGGCCGATTGACACGCCCACCGGACTTATGCGCCACAACTTCGACCTCGACTACATCCTCAAGGCCATCGTCGGCATCGCCTCGCCGCTGGTCGGCGTCATCACCTCCCTCCAAGAGCAGATCGAGTGGACCCTGCGCGTCTCATCCCTCGTCGTCGGCCTGCTGGTCGGCCTGATGTCGCTCGTCGGCATGATCCGCAAGATGCGCCGCAAGCCCTGATCCGTCTCTCGAATCCATGGCCGCCATCCTTCCCATCGAGATCGACCAAGGCACCGTCTGGCGGCGTCTCGTCCGCCTGCGCACCGGCACGACCGAGTCCAACCAGCCGCTCGATCTGACCGGCTACCAGCTCCACGCCCAGGTCCGTGAACTCTGGAGCGCGCCCGCGTTCAAGGCCCTCGCCATCGAGAACCTCGATCCAGCTGGAGGTTCCTTCGAGCTGGTCCTCGACGACCGCCAGCGGGAACTCCGCCGGCCCGATCTGCTGTGGGACCTCCTCGTGGTCGCTCCCGACGGCAGCGTGGCCAAATACCTCGAAGGCCCCGTCAAGGTCCACTTCACCGTCACCCGCCTGCCATGAGCGATTCCACCGTCATCATCCTGATCAGCGAGCCCGCACCCGTCGCGGTGATCGCGGAAGTCTCGGCTCAGGGACCACCTGGCCCGCCCGGTCCCACCGGCATCGGTCTACCCGGTCCGCAAGGCGAGCAGGGGCCGCAAGGTATCGAAGGGCCGCCGGGAGAACCGGGGCCACAGGGCACCCAAGGTCCGCAGGGACTCGTCGGACCGGTCGGCGAAACGGGACCACAAGGTCCAGTCGGTCCCCAGGGCATCCAAGGCCTTCAAGGACCGCAAGGCATCCCAGGTCCGACCGGCGTCACCGGTCCGCAAGGCATCGCCGGACCCACTGGCTCCCAGGGACCGCAGGGGCTGCCTGCCACCGGCAACCTCGACGGCGGCAACGCGTTTTCGAACTACGGCGGCCTCGAACCGATCCAAGGCGGCAACGCCACTTCCTTCTAACAGCCCATGGCCCAGCGCATCCAATTCCGCAACGACACCCTCGCCAACTGGACGGCAGCTAACCCGGTCCTTGCCGCGGGCGAACTCGGCCTCGAATCCGACACCCGCTTCTACAAGATCGGCGACGGCGTCACGCCCTGGAACAATCTGCCCTACGCCGTCCTCCGCACGCTCGATTCCATCCAGGTCGCCGAGATGGAGGAACAAGCCACGCCTGCGGTTCCCGGCCCCGGCAAGCTGAAGTTCTACGCCAAAAGCCTCGGTGGCCGCATGATGCTCCGCCAGATCGGCCCGTCCGGACTTTCCACCCCGCTCCAGCCGTCGTTCTTCCAGAACTCCATCACCTTCATCGGACCCAGCGCGACCACCGCCCTGAGCGCCATCGGCAACAGCGTGACGAGCACCGGCACCATCAGCCACCCGAACGTGAGCGAGGCATACGGCTACATGGCCAACATCGCCTCCGCCGCGACCGTCAACACCACCGCCGGCACCGGCACGGCCAGCACCCTCTGGCTGCGCGGCGGACTCGGCGGCGGCGGCTTCTTCTTCGCCACCCGCGCCGCGTTCCCGGACGCCGGCTACAACGAAACCGGCGCCGGGACCGGCACCCGCATCTTCACCGGCATGACGAGCCTCGCCCTGTCGGCCGCGGTCGCAAGCAACTCGCCAACCGGCCACCACGTGGGCTTCCAGCGGCTCCACGTCAATGCCTCCACCCTCGACGAGAACTGGTT